TTTTTGTAGAAAAAGAAACGATACCTGGTTGTGGACGATATCCTTGTGAGTCTCCCCCTAATTGATATCCTTCTAAACCTGAATAGAATCCACCAAAAGATGTTTTGGTATCTCCTGTGGTATCATTAGTTACTTTAGATGAATAAAAAGAAGTACCTCCAAATAAAACATATTTTTTAGCTACATCATCTCCAGTACCATATTTGGCAAATAATGATGTTGATAAATTTCCATCTTTATCAGCAATTTGAGAAGAAATTTTAATAGATGAAGCTAAACGAACCCAAGCACTATTTCCATTCATGTAACGAATTTCTTCGTTTGATCTATTTAAAGATCCATAAACTTCTTGCCTTTTTTTTACCTGCTTTATTATTTCTTTTGGAAAACTTTCTCCTAATAAATTAGCCATATTAAGAATTTATTTGGTTAAAAACTTGTATTACACCAATAGGATTAGCTGGGATTCTAATTTGTGTTCCTTCAGGGATTACTAAACTATTTTGTGGTAAAGATGTAGGTAAATTATTTCCTGGGTTTGCTGTATTGGCAATAGAAATAATCCACCAAAGAGAACTATCATTATAAAATTGTTGGGCTAAAATATCAAATCTATCACCTTGAGAAGCATAGACATACACATCATTTTCTGATAAAGGAATATCAGGGTAACGAGATGTTTGATAAACAACCTTACCATTTATTTTTGTTTTTGGTATGTTTTGATATCGGTTCATTATGAATTAAGATATTTTGCTCCGTTCCACAAATCTATAAATCTTGCGCCTCTTTGAGGTAAATAATTTGGAATAGGGGTGAAATTAAACCCACTAACTTTAATAATATGAGTTAATTGTGCTACTGAGTAGTCTTTATCTCCAGCATCATTAATTGCTATTTCCCAAGTTGAATCTTCACCCATTTCAAAATTTAAACCAGTAATGTATCCGGGAAGTTCATGAATGTATCCTCCTACTGTTAGTTTAACTAAAGGACCTTGCATAAACCCACTTTTATATATAGGTGCTAGGTTTGAAGCTAAATAACTTAATTTTTTATACATTGGGATAAGTTCTTCTTTTGATTGAGCGGCAACCGTCCAAGATAATGAAATTTTTCTATCAAACCCACCATAAGTATAAAAATTTTCTCCTCTACCTACAAATTTTTGGGCATTAATTTCTGATGAGTAGTTATCGGAAATACTTCCTAAAAATGCTCTAAAATTCATTGCCCTTCCACCACTTAAAGGAATTATATTAAATCTAACTAAATCATTTTCACTACCATTATCTGGGTTATTTGGTGGTGTTCCTAAAGGTGAAGCGTTAATTTTATCTAAAGGGCCAATTCCTGATCCTGCGGTGTATGAGGATAAGTTTTTACCTGTTTTATTACCAGGTTGACCTTGTTTAGTTCTAACATCTACATTTTGAGTAACATAATCAGGAGCATCAGTTAATTGTCCTGAAATTTTACCTGCTTTTATTACTTCATCATTACCTAATTTTTCTCTAATAACCTTTCTAAAATCCTGAATTGTTGTAACTTCTTCTTGTGAAGCCAACATAGATTGGTTATAGGTTACTGTACCATTATCAAAGTTTAATGGGTTAGTTCCATCGGGAAATGTGCTTCCTGATTTATAAACACTATTATTAAGTAAAGGAGCATAAACATCATCATATGATGAACTAAAAGCTTCAACATATTTTCTAGAAGCTCCGGATGATGTAGGAGAAAAAGTGTATTTTTCTGTATCTTGATGGGCGGTTGAAACCCATGTTTTTTGTTGTTCCTCAGGAACTACATCAGAAAATAATTTATTATTTAAAGTAAATGGAGATAATTTTCTTTGATCTTCAGATAAATTTTTAGAAATACCAAGAGGAATAATATTTGATCCGCTTGTTTCTGGTTTAAGATTGCTTTTACCTTCAAAAACTGATTGGTGTTTTTTGTATAAAGCATTTTCTTTTCCTGTTCTTTGGTCAGCGTATCTAATATTAGTTTTACCTATTCCTAAAACAGAATTAGGTCCTCCACCATATGATAAAACATTAACTCCTACGTTTAAATCAGTTCCGGAAAAATTCCAATTTGATGTAGAAAATCCTTCATTTACTAATTTATAAAGTTCAGCTAATCTATTTTTATCAACAGGTTGAGTTGATTTTACTCTAACTCCATATAAATTTATATTATTAGAATAAGCTCCTGTTTGAGCAAAGGGGTTAATACCTTGTTTATTAGCGTGAATACCAAAAGCATTAACACCTGCCTGAGCTAGGGTAGATAATGGATTATAGACACCCTCATTCAGTATACCACTGGTTTGAGTGCGCACCGCTGTGCGTGAAAGTAATTCTTGTTTAGCAGTAAATAATAATCCTGATGGTGATTTTAGATCTGTAAACCAACGTCCTAATCTAAGTACATCTTCTCCAGAATTAGTTACTGCGGTAATACCCCCACGAAGTAAAAAATCATTATCTAAAACTCCAAGACGATTAGCCCCTTCAGGAATCGGAGATTTAATATATGGTTGTCCACTATTACCTCCAAAAATCCTGTCCTTCCCAAATTTTAGGGATTTGAGGTCCGTCTTTAAGTCGATTAAACCCATCTAAAATTATTGTGGTGGATTATCTAAATATTTTGGTGGGGTTACACCTTCTAAATCTAATTGAGAAGGTTGTGGTAAACCATTTAAATGAGGATTATCATTGATAGAATACTCATAGTGTAATCTAGATCCTTTACCTACATAATTACCTGGGGTTTGACCATCCCATTGAGATAGATTTGAACCTTGTGTTGTTAATTTGTCTTTGAGTCCCATAGTTATTTTTATTATAAATATTAAAATTATTGAACTTTTGATGATGCCATAGCAAATCCAGTTCCTACTTTTGTTGAGTCTAAATAAATATTAGTTTCTTTAGCTAAAATTTGTTGTAATACACCTTCAACAGCTGACATTCTATCAATTAATGGGGTAATATCGATTGAGGGAGCTGATTGGGTTGGGGTTGATTCGGTATCTTTTTTGCCTTTTTTCTTACCAAATAAATCGGTTCCTGCTATTACAGTATCATCATTATTTAAAGCAATAGCATCTTTACCAGCCAATAATGTACGTTTACCATATCCTTCAGACATAACGTCATCACCTTTACTTATACCATTAATAAGACTCATACCGAGACCTATTGTACCTGCGGCAGCTGCTGCTCCTAAAGCATATCCAACAACAGGTATTGAAGCTAATGAGGAAAATGCTTTATAACCAGCATATACTACTCCTAGTTTAGCTATCCATTTTAGAAAACTACCTAAAATACCTAAATTAGGAATAATTTTTCCAATTTGTTCACCAACCCAACCCATAGCAGTTCCAATTCCACCAACAATCCCTTGGATTACTGATAAAATAGGCATTAAAACATCTACTATAGGAGAAATTACCGAATTAACAGCATCTGCTATTTGAACAAATGTTTCTCTTAATTTTTCAACAGTAGCATTAAATTTTTCTTGAATTGATTGAGATTTTAATTGTTGGGCATATTTTTCATCACCTAATTCTTTAACTGCTTGTTCATAACCATATTGAGCTACTAATTTATCAAATTTTTCTTTTGCTTGAGCAGCATCTTTAGCTCCTAATTTACTTAATGCTTCTTGTTCAATTAAAGAGGCAGCTAAGTCTTCACGAGTCATTCCAACAGATTTAGCTAATGCTTCTTGTTGAATAACATTCATTTTAGTAAAGTCAGCAGCACCACCTACTTGTTCTTTAATTTCTTTTGCTACTGTAGCTATATCTCCATTTAATGCTGCTAAACGGGCTGTTTCTAAATTTAAATCCTTACCAGTTAATAATTCAGCTTCTAATTCATTTGAAATAGATGATTCAAAATTTAATAATTGTCCAGCAATATCTTCTACTTTAGATAATTCTACACCTAATGCTTTAGATTGAGCAACAGCTTGAGCTATCTTACCAGGTTGCATACCTAAAGTTAAAGTTGTTGCTTTTGAAGCTTTAGCTACACCTTCAACTATTTCTTTTTCATTTAACGCTAACTTATTAGTAGCATTAAACGCCATAGCTTGTCCTAAAATTTGTTCTGTATTTTCAGATAAATCGGTTCCCGTTGCTACAGTAATACGAGATAAACCAGCGGCTGCTTCAGCTGAATATCCTGCTACTTCTGTTAATTTGGTGTAATCTGTTAATAATTCACCGCTCATCATTGTGGCTGTTCCAAACTCTTTGTTTAGTGCCATCATTGATTTTTGGAGATTTTGAGTATTAATGTTAGCATCAAAAGAAAGACCTGCAATGTTGCCTAACTCTTGTCTCATACCCATAGCTTCATCATAGGATGTACCCATAGATTTAGCTAATTCACCGGCTGATTTATCTGATAGTTTTAGGGCAGCTATCATTTCTTTTATAAAGAAAGTTGCTTGGGCTGCTGGGTCTCTTAATGCTTTTTTAAAGTTATCTTTAGCGGCTGTAATTCCGGCATTTAAAACTTTTTGTTTATTAGCTACATCATCAACATTACCTCCTGCAGCTTCAATTTCTTTGGCAACTGCTTCCATTTCTGCTTGGACTTTATCAAATCCAAGAGCATTACCTAAAGCCCCAAAACCTAATTTATCTAAAGCAGTTTTTACACTAGAAACAGCAGCTCCACCAAGACCCATTAATTCGTTTAATCGTTCTTCCTTAGCGATTCTTTGATTTAACCTTCCATTAATTAATCCTGTAAGGTTATCTTCCTTCCCTAATTCAGCAGTTACTGATCTATGGGAAGCTATAGATTGTTGAAGTTGTCTTGCCTCAGATTCTGAAAGACCTTCTGAAGCTCGTTTATTTTCTAAATCACGAATACTAGAAGCTAATAAATCTTTTGAAATAGTAAGATCATTTCTTTTTTGCTCGTATTGTTTTTTAAGGGTTTCAAGTTCTTTTTTAGAAAGTTCTGAAATTCCTGCCTGATCGTATTTAAGTTTACGGGCAATGTCATTCATACCATTCATAGTTTTAGTTGATAAAGCTAAACCTGAGTTGGTATTTTTTATTTCATCGACCATTTTATGGAAACCAATAATAGTTTCATTAAGGTCTCCATTTATTTCACTTAATTCTCTTTGAGCATCAGATAAATTACGAGTAAGAATTTCAGATTGATTGGCTAATTCCCCCATAACAGAAGAATCCCAATTTTTAAAAGGGTTTTCCTTACCTAGATCTCTATAGACTCTTTCTAATCTGTCTAAAAGTTGTTGTATTTCTTGGGGTGATGCCATTTACAATATTTTATTATAAATATTGAAGGGCGTCATTTCTTTGACGCCCTTGTACTATAATTTGGTTTATAGTCTTTTGCTGTTTGAGCAAATGCAGGAGTATTTACTTTTCCTGATGAGTCTATAGCAGTTGTTTTACTTCCATTTTGTGCCTTTTCAATTGTTTCATTTTCATCACTATAGAATTTTTGAATTTGACTAAAAGTAAATCGACGAAGCCATATCGGCATGTTATATATTGTATTCCAATCGTAACCACCTTTACCATGAAATACAATTTCGTGTATTTGTCTAAATAAATTTAAACGAAATTGAGGTGCTACCTCAGGCGTCAGGCCAAAAAAAGTTTAGATTGATTGGGATAGCGACCTCCTCACCGCTATCCGTAATATATGTTAAGTTAATGTCTGGTTGTGTGTTGCGGATATGTTCTCTAAAGGCACGAGAATCTCTAGCTAAGAATTGATTATCAACAAAACTCCTAATAGTTTTTGCTTCTCTATCCTTATTAATTGAGGTAATCATATACTTTAAACGAGTAGTTAATTCGGGAGAAGCATCTTTGTTAATTTTTTTCAAACCTTCAATTTCACGATCAATATTATATTCATCGTGTCCTGTTAACAATTTATAAGTAAGTTCAACACCTGTTGATGGTAAGGTAAAACTAAATTCATTAGTTCCTTTAACAACTGATGATTCATCAAATGGTTTATTTTCAATGGTTGATAAGTCTACAATATGTTGTTCTCCATTGTATGTAAAGGGATAGTCTTTACCATAACCTAAAATACGTGAAGCAACTAAAATAGCATTTTTATCCCCTACAATCAAATCTTTAATTTTAACTCCTGGGGTTACTACTAGTGATTCTAGTAATTTATCTAATACTGTGCCTTTGTTGATATATGATTGGTTTGTAAGGATATCTTCTTCCTTAGCGGTCATATATTTCATTTCAAGTTTACCAGAAGACAAAGGAGATGTCTCGGGATAAACTAAACCTTTAGATGGTAATTCCACAACTTCAGTTGGGAAATCAAATTTGTTTTCTTCCATAAATTTTTATTTATAATAACTGTTATCGAGTATACATATTAAAATAAAAAAAGAGCTTGACATAGCCAAGCTCTCTTTAAAAATATTTGTCTTCTTTTTATTAGAAGTTCAATACGCAGTAATCCATACCGATAGTTAACTGTAAATTGATAGCTGTGTTTTCAGTATCCCAGTTATATTCACCAAAATTACCACCTTTAATAAAGGCACCTTTGATTACCCACTCAGAAACGATATCACCTACAGGACCTAATACATCAAATGTTAAGTCTTTCTTATAGAAATCAGAATAACCATCACGGCCTGTTACTGATTCGTGGTGTAAACGTACCCACTCCATTACGGCTTGAGCTCCAGAAGGAGTAATAGGATCAAATAAAGTCATTGTTAAATCTGACCATTTGGTTTTACCTTTTACTTTTCTGTATACGTTAATATGGTTAAGTACAACTTCACCTTGTTCAAATGTTACAGCTGATAAAGCTTTAATGGTATATGAAGGAATACCATCTATGTACATGATGAATCTATTCGCTTGTTTAGGTTCGAAAGCGGTGAAGAAAATTTCGTTTGGATCTAATACTGCCATTGTTTTATTTATTTATGTCTTATTATAAATATTCGTTAATCAAATTTTTACGCTGGGAAAGTAGCGCCTGTAGGCAAGATGTTGAAATCCAAGTAAATGAATTCAGCAGTCTTAGTTGGTTGGATATAAATCTGACCAATCATCTGGTTTCTATCAATTACATCTGGTGTATTGTTAGAATCATCCATGATTACTTTAAATGCGTACAAACCTTGACGTTGTTGAACTGATTCCAAATATGGGTTTACTTGGCTTAAGAAAGCATTTCTAGTAGCAGCTGTATTCTGTTCGAATACTAAGTTTTGAGCAACTTGTGAAATGTAAGACTTAAGTTGAATCAACAATCTACGAACGTTTACTCTATCTAAAGCAGAAGCTCTAGTTTGTAATGTTTTCTGTCCATATACTACAGTACCAGTTCCTGGGAATGAAGCAATTGGGTTAACTTTACCTGTGTATAAAGTATCTCTTTGAGATTGAGTTAATTTTTGTTCTGGTCTAATTACTTGACCTAAACCACCTCTGTTAATACCTGCTGGTGCGAACCATGGCTCAGATACTTTATCGTTATAGGCAAATACACCAGCCATTACAGTTGAAGCAGGAACCCATACGTTTTTACCTGTGTCAGGATCAATTACCATAACCCAAGGCCAGTATGAAGCAGCATATGAAGTATTTCTAGAAGCAGCTTGTGAAGTTACGTCTGCTACTTCTTTATTGTATTTTACTAAATCTAATACTAACAAACTATCACCTCTACCTTGAGTATTATTGATCATTTGAGTGCATTGAGCTGTATAATCAGCATTATATAAACCAGGAGCTAATAAAATGTTAAATCTGTAATCGTCTTGGTTAGCTAATAAGCTGATCATATTAGTATAGTCACCACCTACTAAACCTTGTGTGTTTGTGCTGTTAATAGCATCGTAAAAATTAGCACCACCCATTACATCACCTGCAGCACCAGCAAATGAACCTGATTGTACTTGTGGTAATGAAGCTGTATAAGCTGATTTAGCAACTCCAGAGTTATTAAAATAGTTAGGGGTTGGAGAATCTACTGAAGAAACGTAAACGTATCTTGATTTGTTGAAGTAGTTACCACTAGTAACGATTTGGTTTTTAACAGAATTGTATGTTTGAACCTGATCACCAATTACTTTAGCGATGTAATTATCAGATAGTGGGTCTAATGATAAACCAGTCCAAGTTTCTAATACAATCATATCATTTGTTGTATCATTACCTTGTCTAACTAATAAATCAAAAGTACCAGCATCAGCAGAAACGTTTTGAATTGAGAATCTAACATTATTAACAGTACCATTTGTTAAAGCACCATATGAATCTTCACTTCCTGAGCTGTTCATGATAACACCTTCAGAAATAGTTTTTAAAGTAAATGCTGTGCTATTTACAATATCAGCAGCAGTTAAAGTAATTACTAAATTCGCTGTTGGTGTACCCATATTAGCAGCGGTTACAGTTAATGTTTCACCTACTACATATCCAGCACCAGCTGTACTTACTACAACAGATGTAGGTTCGATTAATAAATCACCAGATACTAAAGTAATTTCTACATCTGTAGTACCACCAATAGAACCCGTAGAAACTGTTAATACATCAGTAGCAGCATATCCTGAACCGGCTGTTGTAACTGTAATAGATGAAACAGCATTTGAAGATACAACTACTGTTGCTACCGCACCTGTACCTGAACCGCCTGTTAAAGGAACTGCAGTGTGAGTACTATCAGTACCATCAGATGTGTTTGTAGTAATAGATGAGAATAAAGCATCAACTGTAGTTGATAATTTACCATTAGATGTTGAAGTAGTAATATCAAGTTCAACACCAGCACCAGAAAGAGAACCAGTTGTTTCTACTGCTGAGTAAGTACCAGCTGCTCCTCCAGTTCCACCACTAGTAATAGAGCTAAGTAAGTTGGTTGAATCTGCTACTGCACCGCTTTCTACATCATTATAGATATCGGTTGATGTTGCTGATGTATATGAACCTGTTACAACTCTAGCTACTAATAATGAATCACCACCATTAATAAAATAATTGTAGGCAGCAATAGAAGTAAAGTAGCTGTAAATACCGCTACCGCTTTCTAAAGCAGCTCCAAATCTATTAACGTAGTCACTATATGAGGTAACAACTGTTGGAATTTCAACAGGACCTTTTACTGTTGGTCCGATGATAGCCGCGCCAACGTTTACTGGTTGGTTAACGAGGAATGATTGGTCGTTTTCTCTTGCTAATACACCAGGAGATACTAATGTTTCTGCCATGTTATTTAATGTTTAATATTTTGTTATAAATATGTTAAAAAGTCTTAAAAGTCATCGAGAAATAAATTCTCCTGTGTCTAAATTGACATTTCCTTCTCCATACTTTGATTGTAGTTCAATTCCTATCTTTTCAGAACTTAAACTTAGTTTTTGTAAGGCCTCGATTAGTTGTTCCTTTTGTAACTCTAAACTTTGAATTTCATATTCTAAAATACCGAATCGGTTAATTAGACTATTTCGTTCATCATTTAAATTTTTTATAGTTTGTAACTCTTCGGGGGTTAGGGTTTTTGTCTCCATATAAATATTAATAATTTTTTATAAATTTAAAAGTTTATTGACTGATTCAATTACTCTAGAAGGTGGTATAGTTTTTGTACATTCAAATTGTCTGTCTGTGTTTTTATGATCAGGACACCATTCCCAATCTCCTGGGTTTAGCCATTCACGATTAAAACATCCTGTACATACTTTAGAATCGTAATTAAATACACGCTCACAATCTAAGAATTCACTATATGGTAAGCTAAATCCTGAGATTAAGATGGTAGGTGTTCCTATTGCCCAACTTAACCAACTTAATCCACTACCTAAACCGATAAATGCATCTGCGTATTTTAAATCAACCATTCTATCTTCGATTGGGTAATTTCCAGTTTTATCGATAACACCGGTTAATGTTCCACCTAATTTAGAATCATGCCACGCATCTCCTAAACGTTCGTGTGTAATCATTACTACTTTATATCCTTGCTCATTTAAATAGTCAACAACTCGTTGCCATCCACCTGGGTTGTTCCAATATTTGGCGTGAGCTGAAGCGTGAGGAGCGATACAAACATATTTACCTTCAATTTGTCTTGCTTTTTCAGGGATTACCATTTTAGGTTTAATCTCACTATAACGTAATCCTAAAGTTGCAGTTGATGTTTCACCGAGTGGATGTTTTTTAAAGTCAATAGGAATTTTAGCAACATTTACAGTTCTATCTTCATTATAATGCCAACCAATAGTATACATAGCATAAATGTTATGTACTTCTGTTCCTGGTTTAACAAATTCTAATTCGGGATAATTTTCCTCAAACCATTCATTATGGAATGTTGAGGTAATTACTTCACAATTGTGTTTTTTTCTGAATTCATCTACATAAGGGAACCAAGCTAATGTGTCTCCTAATGCTGATGAGTCTAAGTGAATATAAACGCGCTTTCCTTTAGCATTGTAGTTATGTTCAAAATTTATTTCTCCAGTTGCGTTATCTACAACCTCAATTCTCCAATTCACAAAATATTGGATGTTTGTTTTTGTCCACATATTATTTGTGATGTGGTGAGTGTGTATTAATTTATTGTGGGTTTGGTCAATAAATTTAACTGTATATTCTCTGGAATCAGGGCCAAGAACCTCAACAAAAGCTCCATTCAAAAAATGAATTTTAAATGTATTACTTCCTTTTTTAGAGGGGAGATTTAATTGTTTTAAATTCCCATATTCAGTGATTAAAACTTCTTTCATATAAATTGCTTGTAAATTTCAATAATTTCCTTTGAACGATTAAACCAAGATAATCCACATCCTGTATTTATGATTTTTTCTCTATATAATTCCCAATTACTCATAATATTTTTTAATCCTCTATCCATTTCGAATACATTACGAGGAGCTCTCCAAGCACCATGAAAATCAGTACTATGTTCCCAATCAGCAATAATTGGTAAACCAGCTGCTGCAGCTTCAATCATTGTCAAATTAGGATGTCCTGCTTCTAACATTGTTGGATGAACAAAAATATCATGATCGTGGTATAATTGTAATAACTCGGTATTAAGAGTATCAAATTTTAATGTTAATTTAGGATAATTTAACATCCATAAATGAGCGTTAAAAAATCTTTTATTATCTGAAGGTCCGGCAATGGTAATAGGTAAATTATTTAACATTGCTAATCCTAAACCATATGTAAATCCTTTTCTGTCAAATGTTGGATCCCCTGCTAAACCATTATTTGCTATCATTAACAATTTAGGTTCAGTTGGTTTTGGTTTTTCGATAGGGAAAAATTCTTCTGTATTTACTCCGTGAGCAAAGTATTTAACTTTAGGATGATCAAAATAATCAACTAAAAATCTAGCTGGTACTAATGATATAACAGATCCTTCAATTGCTTTTAGGTTTTCCTTATAGACATGAGATTCCTTACCATAATGATATGCGTGGTGGTCGTGTAATTGGTAGATATAAGGAATACCTCGTTCAGCTAAACCAATAGCTAAATTTGCTACGTGACAATGAACTATATCATAATCACCTGGTTGGATATCTCCAGACCATTTTAAATCTACTTCGTGACCTAAAACACGAAGATTACACATAAATTCCCACACAATTTTCTCAATTGCTCCCCACGCTGGTGGGGGGATAGGAATACCACATCCCGGGTTAACTTGGGCTATTTTCATTCTGATGCGTAAATTTCAGGACTATTTTCGTCCATTCCTTTAAATTCTTGTTCAATAATACTAAATCCGGGGAGGTGTTTTGTATAGATTTTTTCGGCTGTTCCTACTTTTAGTTGAGCAACATTACAAACCCACATATCAAAAGCATCCCATTTTGTTGTTTTAACTTTATTTTGAACATAATCCATTTTATCTCTATTAATCAAATATGATTGAGCAGGAATAAATGGTGTTATATTCGTGTAAATATCTTCAATTTTTGGTCCGTTCAAGTTACGATTGTTAAATGGATTTCCAAACCCAATTATATCTTGATCGTTCTGTTTTGCTATTCTAGAAAAACGAATTAATGAATCATATAATTCCTGGTAATCTGAGTCGACAATAACATCCCCTTCAAAAATTAAAATATAATCATAATCTTTATTATCCTCAGCTAAAATAGCATTTGTATGAGCTAAATAACAACCATAATGACCAGGTGCTAATTTATAATAGCCAGGAACATCCTGTACATCATCTGGACGGTTACAAGTGTCTGCTGGGGGGAGATCTTTCCAAATTTTATTAACTCTCATTTCATATTCAATTTCTGTGTGGTTACAAAATGATTTTATCGAATCAACAGATCTTTGTTCTTTACTATTATTTTTAGGATCTGTGACTAAATGCATTAATTTAATTTTAGGTTCATAATAAGTTCTATCTCCTTTCCATTTAAAACTTCCATTATTAGGCATAATATTTTCAAAATATTCTTTGTCTAATTTAAATTGATGGAAAACAATAGTTTTTTTAGTTTCAGTATCTTTAACATCAAAAGTTACTACAAATTCATCATTTAAATTATATCTAATTAAGTCCCAAAAATGATATTTTCCTCTAACTTCTAATAATCTATTAATAATCTTTTTTCCATTTTTTTCTACAGTATAGTAAATATCTTTGCTTTCTTTAGCATTAGAAATAGTTATCCAAGGGCAAAAATGATTTTTTACATCTGTTGGAAGAATTGTATAGTATTCAACCATTGAAAAATCTTCAAATTGAAAGTATTTTTCTGTCTTTTTATTAAAGTCTTCTTGAGATTCTACATAATTATTTGGGTAGTTTTTCCACAAATGGTAATACATATTTTCAATACCATTTGATTCAGACCCACAATCTAACATACATTGGGTGTATTCTTCTCCAGTTTTAATTTCTTTTAATTGATCAAGCATTGTACTTGCTTTTGCAGCAAAGAAATATGTTTGAAAACAATTTCCTTCTGGGGCCTTATTGAACCCAAAATAAGTGTCTTTAGTATCTAAAATATCTGAGATGTAGTCTATGTAAGATTCGTCTTTTAAGATATAATCATAATTTATAAAATAAAGTTTTTCATGATTAAAATATTTACCTAACATTGCTCCATTATAAAAACTAGTATAACAAACACCTCCATGGTATTTATCATTTTCTTCACCTCTTAAATTAATATGAATATCATATAAATCGGTAATCGACCAAGAATTTTGGTAAAAAGTATGTTTAACTAAAAAGTTATTAGCATCATAAATTACATAGTCTACCATTTCCTGTAATTCTTTAGGTACAGGGGCATGAGATGAAATTATAATTTTACGACCATATTTTTTTAAAGAATTAATGCAATCTTTTGTAGTTTGTATAATAGCATCTGTCACCGGGTATGTACAAACAACAAATGCTTCTTTAGAATAATCCATGGGGGTTTCTTTTATATTTAAAATATTTAAAATTTTTTTTCTATTAGCTTCAAAATTATCAAATTCTAAGTAATTAACTTTGTTAAAACTATCAAAATAATTTTGGTATACTTCTAAGTTATAAATTAATGTTGGAATTTGATATGAAATAGCTTCACGAATAACTAAAGGCATAGTTTCTTTGTCATTTTCGTGACCCCTAGAAGTAAATAAAAATAAATCCATTGATTGGTAGAAGTTCTCTACATCACTCCTTTCATCCCACCATGTTAGGTTTTCAGGTTTATTTTTCATTAAAGGTTCCCAATACCATTTAAAATTATCTGCTTGGTTTCCTACACTATGAAATTGAATGTCAGGAAACATTCTAGCATATTCAAAAAATTCAGATTGATTTTTACGAGAAGTATATAAACCAATATGTAATACATGTTTTTTGTTAGGATCTAAACCTAAATGTTTTAATGCTTCTTCTCTATTAGGACGTTCGATAAACTCAATAGGATATTCAACTAAAGTTTTAGGTATATCTATATTTTTATACTGGTCTATTTGCCAATTAGACACAAACATAAACTTATCTGGGAAGAATAATTTATTAGAAGTATTCATAGAAGAATCATGGGATGTTTCTACTATAAA